CTGCGCCAGTAACGACGGAGAACGCACGCAGCGTCTCGCCAGAACCAGTCGAGGTGAATGCCAGACGGTTATACGACAGACGGGTGTCGCCCGTGGTAGCCGAAGTCGTGGCGTACGAAGAACTGATATTGCCAGCGGTCGTTACGGAGATGGGATCGGTCGAAGTGCCGCCAATGAAACCATTGTTCGACGCAACTGGGCCGGAGAAGGTAGTGCGTGCCATTTAAGGCTCCTCATTTGCGCTCGCTGTCTGTGAGGTCAGTCCGCCAAGCCGGTCAGCAAGCAGTGGGAAATCTTGGACTGGCGTAGTTGTATCACGGGGTTTGCGGGAACGCAAGAGCAAAACTATCGTCCGGCAACAAATTGGACTTCTCCAGGTTTTCCTGCTGCGTGATGATCCGCAAGTTCCAGGGAACGTGCAGGCCGCACACCACGTCGGAGCGCAGAGGGTAGATGTGGTCAATCACGTACCGCTCGCCACTGATCTTGGAGGACAAGATGGCCGCTTGGTACATAGCGCGGATCTCACCTTTCTCCTTGCGCGTGAGCCAAGGCGGGGTAGCGGAGCGATGCTTGCGACGGCGAACTTTATTGTCGGCCAACACCTGCACGGCGTTTTCCTCTTTCCACCGCTTGCGATAGGCATTCTTCAGCTCGTTGGGGGTAGAACGAGCCTTGGCAATGATGTCTGCTTTGTTGGCTTCGTAGTACCGCTGCTTGGCCTCCTTACCTGCGGGCGATTGGTTGTACTGCCGGAAGTAGTCAGCACGGGTCTGGTTGCCCTTCTCCCATTCAACCTTCAGGCATTCAACGCAGGCTCCCTTGGTCTTGCGCGGGGCGATGTGGCCATGCTTGCATGGCTCCCCGGTGAAGTAGTACTTGGCCCCCGTGGCTTTGGCTTCGGCACGGGTCTTGGGCAGGTTGGTGGTGTCCATGTTAGCTCCTTGTGGTTCGACACAGGTAACATGGTATCAGAACTCAGCGCAATAAAAAACGGCCCCGAAGGGCCGTTTTCTAGGGTAAAACCCTCGGTTTATCAGGACGAACCAGACGAACCGAACATGCCCAGTGGGTCCGACCAGCCAAAGCTGTAGCGCTCGCGGGCCTTGTAGCGCACGTTGCCCGTGTCAAAATCACCGTCCATTGAGTTCTGGAGAGGCATACGGACAAAGTGCTTCATGCCGTTGGGCACGTCCGTGGTCAGGAACCACGCATTGCTGTCGGTCAAGAAGTGGTTGACCGTGAAGCCCTCGGGGATGGCACCCATCTGCTTGATAGCGTTGATGTCGTTATCAGCAGTAGCCACACGCAGTTCGGTGTCCAGCAGACGCTTGGCAACGAACATCAGTGCGGGCGGGATGACCAGCTTCTTGGGCTTGGCAGCGATCAGCAGACTACGTTCATCCGTCCATGCAGCGATCTGAATAACGGCGGCTTCCAGAGAAGTCTCGTTCAGGTCAACCTGCGTGGAAGGCGTGTTGCTGTTGGTGCCACCGGACACCAGGGGGTGATCCGTAGCGAACAGAGCCTTGCCGTCGCCACCGGGGTAGCTAGACGAGAAGCCGTTGTTCAGCACGGAAGCAGCCTTCACCTGCTTGGTGTAAGCCATCGCGCGAGCCAGAGCCTTGGTGTAACGAGCAGACAGGCTGTCGTACAGGTTGTCCTCAATCGCCTCTTCGGTGATCGAGAAACCCAGGGCAATGGTTTCGTGCGTATAGCGGGTGCTCCAAGCTTCCTGCGCATTGTCATAAGCAATCGCAGCGCCTTCGTTCTTCACCGGAGCGGCGGAGAAGCCAGACAGCTTGGTTTCCTCTTCAAACGAACGCTCAGAGGTCTCCGTTTCGTAGATCTCTTTGTGTTCTTCGCCATAACGAGCGTACTCAAGACCGAACAGGGCGTTCAGGCCAGGGAGCAGCTCTTTCAGCAGTTGTGCGCGTGAAATAGCCATTTGTTAGTACTCCTTGATCAGACGCCAGTCGGGTTGAGATACTGGTGACCGTTTGCCACAACCTGACCGGTAACGTTCGGCGCATTGAACTTAACGATCAATTCGCAGAAGTTGCCAGACTGGTTAGCGGTATCAGGTACCACATCGATGATACGGATGGGCAGCGTGGCAGTGCCAGTATTGCCGTCCGTGTAAACACCAACCTTGGAATCGCCAGTAACGGACGAACCTGCGTTTTGCACAAGTTGAGCGTTAGTGCCGATAACCGTACGGCCCAAGAAAGCCGGGGTCAGACCGTTACCGTCTTCGGTGGTACCGGCAACCAGAACAACCTTGAACAGTTGATCGGGATCGTCGGCCACAAAAGCCAGGATGGTGGTGCCCGACTTAACCGCCAAACTCGCAGGGTAGTACTGCGAGAAAGTCAGTTGGCCAGTAGTGGCGCTTGTGTACTGGCATCCCAGGAACACGCCGCAAGGCGTGGCCGTGGTTTCACCAGCGTCCTTTTCAATAGTGCCGCCAGAAACGAGCTTGACAACGTCGCCGTAGAAAATGCTGGTGCCGTAGCCGGTACCAGAGGTATTTGCAATGACGAGTTGACGAGTAGCTCCGGCGAACACCTGACCACCGATCAAATTGATCGGCTTCAGCCCGTAGGGGGCGTCAACGGTGGGGTAAGCCATGAAAGACTCCTAGATTAAGTACCAGATCCGAAAGTGACCTTGGACTTCTTCTCAGAGAAAAGAGGCATCCGAGGATCACTCTCACGAAGGAAGTTGTTGTCTACCGACTCCACCTGGGCGCGATTTTGGCCCTCGTAGTGCTTGGTGCGCTGCTCCATGAACTCCGCAGGAATACGGCAAAGCAACAGTCCGCCCACTTCAATGCAGCCCTTAAAGCGGCCTTCAGTGGAAGCGTGCATCATGAGTTCGGGATAGTCCTGCTCTTTGCAGGGTTCGTATCCTTCACGCAACTTTGAGGAGATGTTGCTCGGATCAGCGGTGCCCATCGTAGAAGTGCGGACCCAGCGGTGTTTCCACCCCGGACGCTCATTCGGCGAAGGCAAAGTCTCAGGCGGACGCCACGCCTGGGGGCGCAGAGTCGTCTCACGAGAATCCAATTCACGAGCCAGTCGGCTTTGGGTCTTGGTCTGTTCCATCATCCATTCCTCTTCAGTTGTGCAACCTGTTTCGCGTACAGCTCCAAAGGAACCCCAAGGCGCTTAGCAATAGCGGCTTCGGATGCCTTCAGCCTAATGCGATTAGGCGGGGTGCTACGGGTAGCCGGAGCCACGACCGGAGCGGGTTTTGGTGCACGGCTTGGAGTTTCTTCCTCAGCCGGTTCGTCATTGCTCCCGAAATACTCGGGGAATCTGCGACGCATGGTAGCGTCAACAACCTTGTAGTACTCATCAGAACCTACGTAGCTGTCACCTTTATCCTGAGCCAACCGCTGATGCAACCCAAGGGCGGAAGCGGTCATTTCAGGATCAGTGCCAAACCACGTATTAGTCTGCAACCACTGCTGGTCACGGTTGGTTACCCGAGGTGTACTACTACGTTGGACGGGTTGTACATCATTTTCTGGGGCTTGTAAAGGCTTCATATCCTGAGCCTTTTCCAGCTTCCAAGTAGCTTTGGCCACTTCGGCCTGAGCGTCTGCCAGAGCGTCAGAATCTCCAGCCTCGTACGCCTCCTTATATTTCTTCTTGGCGGTTTCCAGCTCAAGCTGAGCAGAGTTCTGGGACTGCTCCACAAGAACCTTTGAGCTTGCCGCCATGTGCTGCTGCAAACGGCGGTTTTCTTCCAGCACTTGCCGGGCGTAGGCTTCAGCGGCTTCGCGCTCTCGCAACGCCTGCTCTTTCGCCCGACGCTCGTCGTGGTAGCCCTTGGTGAATTTCTTGATCCGCGCCTGGACTTTTTCGTCGTACGAAGCGAGTTCGTCGTCGGTCGGATCATCGGGAGGAGCAGCGGCTGGCTTGCGGCCACGGTCCTCAGGAGGGGTGTCGTCTTCGATTTCAACTTCAAAGTCGTCGCTGGCTTGCGCCTCTACGGCAGCTTCCTTGTTCTCTTTCTCGTCAGGAAACTCGTATTTATCTTCTTCAAACTTGTTTTGCGCCATGCTGATCTCCTTAGGCAGCGCGGGTGATGCCACGCGGGTCTTGGACAACGGCCTCTACCGAATCGTCGTTAACGATGCGAAATTCACGGCCATGAATCTTCAGGCGGGTGCCTGAGTTGGGGCGAACGATGACAAAGTCACCGACCTTGCACGACGGTCCGCTAGGGAATCGAGTCTTATCTGCGTACGCGTCGGGACCAAGCTTGACTACAAACAGGACGGGAGTAAGCACCTCCTCGTAGTGCATGGTCTTGGAGTCCTTGAGCAAGCCAACTTCGCTGTCGGCGTACTCTTCCATCGCCTCTGGGACAACGCACAGAAGATGGAACGTCTTGGGATCAGGCAGTTGCTTCGCCTTTTCCTCGGAGGGCTTGTTCAGCAACGGGGCCAGATCTACGGCTCCCGCGAAATTAGTCGTCATGTGAATGCTCCAATCGTTGCACGAGGTCGTTGATGATTGCTTCTGCGAGGCTCAGACCCCGGATGATCCCGCAGACGTTTCGATACTCGTCAAAGTTGATAGCTCGTCCCGCGCCCAGAAAGGCCACGTTATCGCTACGTAACTTGTCGATTTCCTTGACCACGTGGGCCAAGAGCTTCATGTCGTTCAACGCTTCTCCTTCTTAGGCGGTTGCTGTGCTTGGCGTTGTGCGCTTTGCACGATCATTTGGGCGCGGTGCTTGGCAATGTCAGTGCCGAGCTTGGCTCCCTCAATAAGCTGCTGTTTCTGCAACTTATCCTTTGCAGCGGCTGCTGTAGCCGCGACTTGCATGGCAGCGATCTCTTTCTGAGCCGCGATCCGAGACTTCTCGATTTCGATCTGGTCAGCTCGGGCGGCTGCTTCGATCTGCTGCTTCTGTGCCTTAAGTTGGAGATCTTGCTGCTTGAGCTGAAGCTCTTGCATCTGCATCTGAACGATGGGATCTTGTGCCTGCTGCTGAGCTTGCTGTTGTGCAGCGGCGGCTTGGCTCTGCTGAGTCAGCATCATGGAGGCTTGTGCAGCAAGCTGTGCGACCTGTGCAGCCACTTCGGGAGCCATGTTCTCGGACTGCTCCTTGGTCGGCAGCATGAGGCCAATCTGCTTCTCAACCTCACGGCGATACTGGAACGCCAAGTGCTCGTTGATGTGCGCCATAGCAGAAGCCATGATCTGCTGACCCATCGGCGTGTTCTGCACCAAACTCATGATGGATGGGTTCTGGAGCATCGACATGTGGGTGGCGATGTGGGCTGCGTGGTCCTGCTCGATGAACGCCTTGACCGGCTTGACGCGCAGAATGTTCTGGTTCTCCTGCACAGGGTCCACCGGCTTCTGGTCGTCCTCGATAGGCACCAGCTTGGCAGCGTTCTTGATGCCCAGCACCTCGATCATCTGGCGGTGCAGCAGGGGCAGGTCGTAGAGCTGGGGTGCAGTCTGGGCCAACTGGAGAGCAGCTTGGTACTGCACGATCTTCTGGGCCATCGTGGCAGCGTTGGGGTCGCTGACCGGGATCACCTCGACCATGTCGTAGTCACCGCGCTTGGCTGCGCGCTCGGCATCCTCCGGCTCGTAGTCGTAGTCCTCCGGGGTGTAGTCGGCGATGATGGTCTTCAGGAGCTTGAACTCCTGCTTCATCGCATAGTGCAGACGCGCCTGCACAGCGCCCACCACCTTCAGAGTGCGCTCAAGGATGGCCAGGGTGGTGCCCACCGGCGCTTGGCTGCTCATGTCGCTGACCTTCATGTCGCCAGCGGAAGCGAACTGACGCCCCTCGGCCACGATGCGGTCAAACAGCGTGTACAGAACCTGACTCGGCTCTTTGTACGGTAGCGGCAGGATGTTGTCGCGGATGGAGCCAGAGGGAACGTCTACGTCTCTGAACTCTCCTGGGGCGATGGGGGTGTCGTCTCCTTTGATTCGGAGTCCACGGCTCTTGAGCCCGCCCGGCAAATTAGAAAGAGTACCAGCGTCAACAAGCTGGCGAATGAGCATAGTAGCAGACTTAGCGTAGCCACCAATAAGGTGAATGAGTCCATAACCGTAGAACCCAAACCCAGGAATGTACTGATAGTGTACAAAGTGCTGACGCTTAGTGTGTAGTTCATCGCCCTCGTACCAATTGCGGCGGATGGCCAGCACCTTGCGCGTGCCCTTCTCGATAGTCACCACGTACGGCAGCGCGATACCGGTGGGCTCTCCGTCTTTGTTCTTATGCTCGTAGCCCTTGAGGTCCAGGTCCACGTGCATCTCAAGCAGCCGGAAGCGATCATCCTGGAGCGCCTGCATGCCCTGCTCCTCGGCCTTCTGCTTCTCGATGTCATCCAGCTCATGCGACGGCTCGCCCAGGTCCACCTCGCTGTAGAACCCAGCTTCTTGTAGCTTCAGGATCTCGTTCTTCGTTTTACGCATTACGTGCGTAACCCGTTCGGCAGTCTCCAAGTTCTTGGCACCGTACGGCACCACGATGTCCTCGGCAGGGATGAACACCGCCGCCTGACGGCCAAACGCCGGGTCGAAGTACACCTTCTTGAACGCAGAGCCTGCGATGGGCAGGTTCCACAACAGCTTCTCGTGCTCCGGGCGGTACTCGGTCATGACCTCCGTGAGCTGGTAGTTCATGTCGTCACGCACGCGAGCAGCAGCGTCGTCCTTCTGCGGGGTGTCCTTGCCCACGATGCGCGTCTTGACTGGCCCCTGCGCGGGGAACGTCTCCATGATGGCTTCGCTCTGGAACCGCACCACGCTCTCGGTCAGCATGGGGTGGAACACGCCACACGCGCCCTGCCAGGGCTCGGTGCGCTCCTCATACTTCAGACCCAGCAACTTCAAGCCGTTGACGTACGTCTCGGCCCAGTCCCTGCGGTCGCCAATGTCCTTGCT